AGCAGGCATCAGCAAGACGACTGGGCGCGAGTATCAAGCGTTTTGGGCTGCGAGCCACAAGGCACCTGACGGCTCGTATTGCCGAGAGAAGCCGAGCGCCAAGTTCCTGAACGCCAAGAAGTCTGCGGAGCCAGCACCCAAACTCGTGCCAGAGGATTCGCTTGAAGAGTTGCCGTTCTAACGGCTGAGAGGAGGACGAAATGAGTCTATGGATCAAGTGGTCAGCAGGAGCGCACCGAGATGCGGTGATCGCCAGCTTGACTGACACGCAGTTCCGAGCGTTTATCACCATCCTTGAAGTGGCGAAGGAGATGCGGAAGGGCGGCGAGTTCCGCGACCGGACACACCTCGCCGCAATCATCGGGCCGAGGCTGGGTCGGGCAGTGCCTCGACTCATTGCCGAGGGCTTGCTGGACGTGTCTCAAGGCGGTGTCGTGGCAGTCTCGAACTGGTCTCGATGGCAGGTCGACCCGACGTCGGCTCAACGTCAACAGCGCGCTCGTGCTCAAAAAGACCCTGTGTCACGGTTTGGTCACGCTATAGAGCAGAGCAGAGCAGAGAAGAGCAGAGAAGAGCAGACTCTTACTAAACGACCCGCAAGTTTGCGAGAGATTCTTGGAGGACAAGGATGACTGAGCAAGAGCTACTAGATCACCTGAAGAACACAAGTGTGCCTCACCTTGAGCGGATGGAGTACGGCTTCAGCCACTGGGACTGCACGGCGTGGTACGGCCTTCCCTTTGCACGAGTGGACTTCATCTTGGAGTTGAAGTGCCGAGAGACGCACTACCCAGAGATGCTCATTGAGCAGGCGAAGTACGACTGGCTGATCGAGGAGGCAGGCAAGCGGTCAGCGCGACCTGCGTACATCAACAGCACGCCAGCGGGCATCTTCGCCTGGGACCTGTACCGCGTGAAGGAGCCGAACTGGGAACCTCGCCTGATGCCAGCAACGACCCAGTTTGAGAACACGGAGGAGATCGTCAAGGTGGTCGGCTTCCTGCCGGTCGTAGAAGCGATGAGGCTCCCGTGAGGTCGTTGGCGATTCTTGGGCCGCAAGGAAGCGGCAAGTCCACCATCGCGTCGCTCTTCGTGGAGCATCGTGAGTACCGTCGGCACGGCATTGCGGATGCCATCAAGCACATTGCTGCGATGGCGTACAACGACCTCGGCAAGAGCGACTCAATCACCGTGAGCCGCAACTTCGGCGACAGCACCTTGACCGGCAGAGAGCTGCTGCAAGACATTGGGGCGGCGATGCGAGGCGTTGACACGCACTTCTGGCTGCGGGTCTGGCGCAAGGACTACTTTGAGCTGAAGCGCATCGGCTTTGGCGTCGTGGTGGATGACGTGCGGCTGGATGCCGAAGTGCAGTACCTCCGAGCCATTGACCCAGACATCTTTATCGTTCGGCTGACAGCCTCGGAGGAGGTCAGGCGCGAGAGGGTGGGCGGCAACCTGTACGGAGCCGCTGACATCACGGAAAGAGGCTGGACAGACAGCAGGGCAGACCTTACGGTGGACACCTCGGAGATCTCAACAGAAGAGGCGTATCGTCAGATCACTGATGCGATGGAGGAGGTTGTATGAACGAGCTTGAGGTGCTGGCCGCACAGGTCGGCTATCGAGTCCAAGACTGCCTTCAGATTGACGGCGTTTGGACGGTTATCCTTGACGACGAGGATGGCGAGATCACAGCCACCGGCGCAACCGCGCAGGAGGCGATTGAGAAGATGGTCGCTCGGCTCGTCACGACCCTGAACGGAGTCGGGCATTGAGCGGCTGGGACAGTCTCGGCGTCTTTATCGCTGGGCTGAACCTGATGCTCGCCTTCCTGATCGCGGCGACTCTGCCGAAGGTGAGTAAGAACGGCGGCGGTGGAGCCGCTACCATCTACCTCATCGTGGCGATTGCCACCGTGGTCTGGATCGCAAGGAGCACAATGTGGCAGCAGTAAAAGCACAGCGAGGTGGACCGCGCAAGGAGCCTGTGTTCAGGCTGACCTCGTGCGGTGGCTGCGAAGGCGTCCTCAACACGCTGAAGGAGTCGTGGCGCGTCAAGGTGATCACCTTTGTCGCCAACAAGCGGCACACCCGCTTCGCCTGGTACCACAGGAGCTGCGTGAAGTGAGCCGCATCGAGCGGAAGGCTCCGTTCCTTGACGATCAGGTCATCGCCGTGCAGGAGGGTCCCGATGCGTGGTGCTACGAGCCAGGAGTCTCTGGCCGCGTCTGGTGCATCCTGAGCCAACGCTACGCCGACGCCATTGCGCCAGACGGCTGGTTCTTCCTGTACGAGAGCATCGGCAACCGCAAGACAAACGCTGACCTGATCAAGCACGGCGTGATGATTGTGCAGCCGAGCCGCTTCACCTTGAGCGACGGCGGCACTGCGCTGCTGGCGAGGCTCGTCTGATGGGCTACTTCAAGGACGAAGCCATCAAGAAGATGATTGACCCTGCCAAGAGCCGCAAGGGGAAGAACAGCCGCGCTCGTGGCAACGCATTCGAGCGCGAGGTTGCCAAGCGCCTGCTTGGTCAGCGCGTCGGGCAGTTTGGCGGCAAGCAAGACGTTGCGAACGATTGGCTCGCCGTGCAGTGCAAGGTGGGCGGCAGCTTCAGCGAGCGCCAGTGGGACTGGTTGCAGACAGTGCCGGTGAAGGGCGATCAGCTGCGTGGCTTGGTGATCGGAGACAGTCCTGGCGTTGGCGGTGGTCGTCGTCGCGCCGTGATCATCCTTGACCTTGACGACTTCTGCGATTGGTTCGTAGCAGCGGAGCCGCCTGAGTGATTGCACTCTTGATGGCGGTCATCTTGACCGTCCATCCAAGTGTGCCAGTGCGGACGCCTCACGGCATCCCAGTGCGCGGCGTCGCATCGTGGTACGACGCAACAAAAAACAATGCGTGGTACACACGCGGCGGCACGAAGTACTACGCAGCGGTCGGCACCTTCCGTTGGGGCGACGATCCGTACCAGATCAAGGTCTGCCGCGCTGATAAGCCTGAGCGTTGCGTCATCGTCCTCGTCGCCGACTACTGCGGCCGCTGCCATAAAGACTTGAAGCGCAAGTGGACGAAGCGCAGTCGCAGCATTGACTTGTCACCGCACGCCTTCGCCGCACTGCGCGACTTGCATCTTGGGGTCGTGCGCGTCATAATCACGGAATGGGATGACACTCGTCCCTGAGCAGAGGGAGGGTTATGCGAACCGTTCGTTCCATTCGTGGCGACTGGATGAGAATCATCGCCAGGCACGCATTTCCACGCAAGACCCCACGCGGGCGCATTGAGGCACTCGCTGACGCGCTAGAGATTAGCCGCCGCTCCTGCTACGCCTACGTCGCTGAAGAGCGCCGCGTGCCGGAGGAAGTCGAGCAACGCTTCATCGGACTCTTCGGCGCTGTCGCAGAGGACGGCTGGCGCACCATTGAGATGCTGCGGCCGCACACCAACAAAGCCAAGAAGAAGCGAGACGCCAAGCCGCGAGGGATGAGCAAAGAGCGATACCAGATCAACCGAGAGGGCTGGCGTGGCGCAGCGATGCACGCAGCGACAGTGCTCGCGCAGGACGCGCTCCAGCACGTGATTGACTGGGAGCAGAACACAATGACCCTCGGTCAGTCCCTGATGATTGACGAGAAGCTGGACGAGCAAGAGGCGCGTGCCAAGTATCCGCACGGCTTTGACACGCTCGTGGCTGACGAGGACTGGGTTGCCGTCTGCAAGTTGTGCGGGCTGGCTGGGGCAGTGGACGACAAACTGAAGGAGGTCAATGGGTTGGTCTTCAACGTAACCTGCTCGACTAACTCCTACAAGGTGTCAGGAGAATGACGCTGGCAGACTTTGACGCCAAGTTCGCAAGGCACCTTGACAAGACGCGCCGGTGGCAGGCGTTCAGGATCATTGCCGACGACCTGATGGCACGCGGTCGTCCTATCAGCATCGTGGAGACAGGCTGCGCTCGCCAGCCAGACAACTGGTCAGGAGACGGCCAGAGCACGCTGGTCTGGGACTGGCTGCTCGACAAGGTGGGCGGCACCGGCTTGAGTATGGACATCAGCAAGGAGAACTGCGCCGCCGCAGCTGCACAGGTCCAGCACTTCAAGGTGGCGTGCGTGGACTCAGTGGTCGGGCTTCGCACGATGGTGCAGCCAAAGACGATTGACTTCCTGTACCTCGACTCCTATGACCTGACGGACAGCATTGACTCGCCAACCCACCACCTTGCCGAACTCACCTCGGTCTACCCTCGGCTTCCTTCTGGTTGCCTGATTGCTGTGGATGACTGCGTGAACGAGCAGCACGGCAAGCACCGCTTCGTGCGTGACTGGCTTGACCGAATAGGCGTCCCACCGATCTATCGCTCCTACGTGACCGTGTGGCGGAAGCCGTAGACTAGGCGGCGAGCTGCGCTTCGGCGCGGCCCATCGCCTGCCGGTGGAGTCCTCCCATCGGCAGGCTTACTTCACGAGGACAGGAGGACACGTGGCTGCAGCACCGAAGCCTGACAAATACGACGTGCTTGAGGCATACGTTGCCGACCTTCAGGCTGCGCTCAACGTCTCCTATTGGAAGATCACCGTGGCGCGTGATGCGTCAGACGTAGAGGCGTGGGCTGACATCAACCCGCACGCACAGGCTGAGACCGCAGAGCTGCGCGTGAGCCACGACTTCTGGAAGCAGACCCCAGAACTTCAGCGCGAGGTGCTCGTGCACGAGATGATGCACGTCGTCAACGCTCGACTTGATCAGACCATTGAGGCAATGGAAGAGGCGCTCGGCAAGATCGCGTGGGCAATCTTTGAGCCGCAGTACGAAGACGCCACTGAGCGCGTGGTGGATCACCTTGCCAAAGTCATTGCGCCTGGTCTGCCGCTGCCAGAGTTCCCGAAGCCGTGACCTTCCAGCGGCCGTGCCTTGACTGCGGCGTGCTGACAATGGTGGGCAACAGATGCCAGACACATCGAGCAGCGGCGCAGAGCCGGTGGAAGGAGGGCAGACCCAACCCATACGCTGACCCAGCCTGGAAGAAGCTGAGCAGCCAGATCAGGAGCAAGCGCGGCTGGTGTGAGGTGTGCGGCACTACGCGCAACCTGACCGTGGACCACCTTGATCCAATCAGCAAGGGCGGTCCGCTACTAGCGCCTGAGCACAGGCTTCGGGTAGTATGCAGACCGTGCCACGGTCGCCTGACCAAGCACAAGTAGGAGCAGAGGAGAGAGGACAATGAGCCGCATCGCGTGGTACTCAAACGCTTGCCACATCCCTTCGGGCTATGGGATGCAGACGGCACAGGTCGTTCACCAGATGGTGAGAGACGGACACGAGGTTGCGATCAGCGCGAACCACGGCGCTGCCGTGATGATGAACTGCTCACACGGTCACCCAATCTTTCCTGAAGGTCTGATCCGCTACTCGCTTGACGCAGCGCCTGAGAACATCAAGGCGTGGGTCGGAGACCAGCCAGGCTTCGGCGTGATCCTCTTTGACCTCTGGCCGCTGAATGGCGTGGATGCCTTCAAGGAACTGAACCTCGCCTGCTGGACACCCATTGACCACGACCCAGTGCCACCTGGCGTTGCCAAGTTTGCACTGGAAGGCAAGCATCACGTCATCGCAATGAGCCGCTTCGGTGAGGACAGACTCCTGAAGGCTGGCGTGCCAAGAGACGAACTGACCTACATCCCGCACGCCATTGACCGCGCTGTCTTCTACGACCGAGGCAAGGGCGCACGACAGGCAATGGGCATCCCAGAGGACGCCTTTCTCGTCGTGACGAACGCAGCCAATCGTGGACGCATCCCAGTCCGCAAGGCGTTCGGGGAGATGGCTGACGCAATGGCAACCTTTATGCGCGACCGACCTGACGTCTACTGGATGATTCACACAGAGCCGAACGGACACAGCGAAGGGGTGAACATCCCGCGCTTGGTCGGGTCGCTTGGCATTGACCAACAGCGCGTGCGCTATCCGCACCCAGTCCACTTCCGCAACGGCATCCCGCAGGACGCCATCGCGCAGATGTATTCAGCCGCTGACGTGCAGTTGCTCACCTCGATGGGCGAAGGCTTTGGCATCCCTGCAGTGGAGAGCCAAGCTTGCGGCACGCCAGTGATCGTCTCTGACTTCAGCGCGCAGCCTGAGTTGATCGGGCCGCACTGCAAGACCGTCCCAATCCAGCGCGTGTGGGATGAGTTCCAGACATCGTTCTTCGCCATCCCGAACGTGCCTGCCATCGTCACTGCGCTGCAGGAAGTTCACGAAGAGACGAAGGGTGGTCGGGTAGACAGGGGGGCGGTATCCGCTGCGATGGAACGCTACGACCAGGTGAAGGTCTACGCCGCTGACTGGAAGCCGCTCATCGAGTTGATGACGGCGCGCAAGAAGCCGAGCGCAACACCGATGCCGAACCGCGCACAGCGCCGCGCATCCAAGACAAAGTAGAACGCCTGTCCTAATGCGGGGGGCGTTCAATAATCTAGATCCACGAGGGGGTACGGTACCCAGCGCCGAGTGCTGCGCAGGCGCGGTCAGGTTAGGCTAGGGGGGATTTATGTCAGGACCACCACGCACGCCAAACGAAATCAAAGCCAGACGCGGCACGCTGAAGCCGAGTCGGGCCGTCGTTGTGCAGCTTCAGAACAGCCTGCCTCGTGCGTCCGAACTGGGTGTGCCTGACGGTTTGGGACCAATCGCAAGCGAGGCGTGGCAGCGCATCGTTGAATACGCCGGCGCGTGGATCGCCGTCTCGGACCGCGACGCGCTCACGATGCTGGTCAAAGACATCGAGTTCCTTGCAGGTCTTGAGGCACGCATTCAAGTCGAGGGTCCAGTGCTCTACACGGACAAGGGCTATGCTTACGCACACCCCGCAGTTGGGATGAGGACAAGCGCAGAGGAGAGTATTCGCAAGTGGATGAATCACCTCGGACTGACGCCATCCGACCGAGCCAAACTGGGGATCGCAATGGTCGAGAGCCAGAGCAAGGTGGACAAGTATCGGGAACGCCTAGCAGCGAAGGGTGGCCACCGCGCTGGCTGACCCCTGTCGCATCGGCTGACCTGAGCCGCAGCCTGGGCGACATCGTTGCCGACTTTGCCGAGGACCTCGTACCCATCGCCAAAGACTCCATCGCTGGCGCCTCTGGCGAGCCGCTTCAGTTCCGCATCTGGCAGAGGCGACTGCTCCGCAGGATGCTGGCACGCAAGGCAGACGACACCTTCACGCACCGCTTCTTCCTGACAGGCATCGCACGCAAGAACGGCAAGACCGCGCTCGCCTCTACCCTGCCACTCTTCTTCGGACTCTATGGCGACCGAGGCGGCGAGATCTATTCGGCAGCCGCTGACCGCGATCAGGCGAAGCTCGTGATGAGCCACGCAAGACGAGCCGTTGAGATGAGTCCAGAACTGGGCGCCCAGATCAAGGTCTACCGCGATGCGATGGAGTTCAAGGGAACTGGCACCGTCTACAAGGCGTTGAGTTCGGAGGCTTTTACGAAGGAGGGACTCAGCGCCTCGCTGGTCATCGCTGACGAGCTGGCGGCGTGGCCGTCCCGCGAACTCTTTGACGTGCTCTCGCTCTCAATGGGCGCACGGCGCTCGCCGCTCTTCGTGGCGATCACGACCGCAGGTCAGCGGATGGACTCCACCGGCTCAGACTCCATCGCCTACACGCTCTACCAGTTGGCGCGTCGCCGCATCGCTGGAGAGAACGACGACCCGACGCTCGGAATGGCGTGGTGGGAAGCCGCTGACGATGCCTACCTTGACGAGACCAAGTGGGGCGAAGCCAACCCTGGACTGCTCAGCGATCCCGCCATCCTGTCGCTTGATGACTTGCTCTCTGCCAAGAAGCGAACGCCAGAGGCGGAGTTCAGAACCAAGCGCCTAAACCAATGGGTCAGCAGCTCACAAGCCTTCCTGCCGACTGCAACGTGGGACGCCTGCAAGGATGACCAGATCGCGCTGAACAAGGAGGACGAGATTGTGCTGGGCTTTGACGGCTCGTTCAGCAACGACTCCACGGCCATCGTCGCGTGCCGCGTGGCAGACAAGGCGTTCTTCGTGCTCGGACACTGGGAGCGACCGCTCGATGCAGAACTCAACTGGCGCGTGCCGGTGGAGGAGGTTGAGGCAAAGATGCTGGACATCTGCAAGGCGTTCAATGTGCGCGAGATTGTCTGCGACCCATTCCGCTGGCAGCGGTCAATGGAGGCGTGGCAGCAAATGGGGTTGCCTGTCGTTGAGTTCCCACAGACTCCGAGCCGTATGGTGCCAGCCACCGCAGCCTTCTATGATGCCGTGGTCAATGGCAGGGTGAAGCACAATGGGGACCCAAGCCTCGCCAGACACGCCGCAAACGCGACGCCGTACTACTCTCGCAATGGGCTTATGATTCGGAAAGAGTCCAAGACCTCGCTCAAGCGCATTGACCTACTGGTCGCTGCGCTAATGGCACACAGCCGAGCGGGTACACTTGGCAATGCACCAGCGCCAAAGCCGAAGGCTGAAGTCAAATACATTGAGTTGTAGGGAGACGAATGGGAATCCTTGATCGCGTCCTCGGACGCCAACAGCCACAAGAGGAACGATTCATCGGCGGCCAGTGGGTTGTGCAGGAGGCACAGAGCGGCGCAGCCGGTGTGCTAGTGAACCAAGAAAACGCGACGAGCATCGGCGCGGTCTATGCCGCCGTCAAGCTCTACGCCGACACCATCGCTGGACTTCCGTGGGACACCTACATCCGCATTGACGGAACGCGCCGACCTTATCGCCCGCGTCCGCGATGGATGGACACGCCGATCCCAAACAATCCGAACTTCACATCCTTTGAGTTCAAGCATCGCGTCGTGACCTCGCTGCTGCTAGACGGCAACGCCTTCATCCTTTGCTTGCGCGACTCATCCGACAATGTGATCGAGACCCGCGTCCTTGATCCGCAGAAGGTGGAGATCAGGAGCGGCGAGTTCGGCGAGCCGATGTATCACATCGAGACCACCGAAGGCGCGATCACGCTGACAACCGCAGAGATCATTCACATCCCGCTCTTCGCCACTGGCGAGAACCATCGCGGGCTGTCACCGATCGAGCATCACAAGGTGACGCTCGGACTTGCAAGCGCGACGCAAATCTTCAGCGCGAAGTTCTACGAGAACAACGCAAGCGTCGGTGGTCTGATCAAGGTTCCAGGCGAACTAACGCAGGATCAGGCAGAGGCACTTCGCACTGGGTTCGGTCGCCGACACGGTGGCGTGGACAAGGCGTGGCGCGTGGCCGTGCTAACTGGCGGCGCTGACTATCTGCAGCTCGGCGCAAAGATCAGCGACTTGCAGCTCGTGGAGACGATGCACTATGGCGTGGAAGCCATCGCTCGCATCTACGGCGTGCCGCTCCATCTGCTTCAGTATCCAGGCGGCAACACCTCGTATGCATCGGTCGAGTTGATCGGGATTGAGTGGCTGCGACTCGGACTCGGACCAATGATCGCGCGCCTTGAGGCGTCCTTCCAGCGCATCGTGCCAGGAGCCGAGCAGACCTTCTTGAAGTTCACGCTTGACGGCTTGCTGCGCGCCACCACGCAGGAGCGATACAACGCCTACTCCACCGCACTCAACAATGGCTTCCTGTCCGTCAACGAAGTGCGCGCACTTGAAGATCGCTCGCCGGTGGACGGCGGCGCAGACTTCTGGAAGCCGCTCAACATCGGCACGCTTGGCGACACGGAGCCGACCGAGTAATGCCGTACTTCGTCACCGACCAGTCGCCAGACTGCAACGGCTGGGCGACCGTCAAGGAGGACGGCGAGGTCATCGGCTGCCACGACAGCAAAGAAGATGCGCTCGCGCAGATGGTTGCCGTCTCACTCGGCGAAGGCATTGAGCCAGGCGGCGAGTATTCAGCCGCGCGCGTCCTGCCAGATAACTACCGACCTGCACTCTCGCCTGACGTGCCAGAAGGCCGCGCCTGCGGCAACTGCGTCTTCTACAACGAAGCAAAGATTGAAGGCGACAAGGCGTACTGCGAGAAGTGGGATGACTACGTGAGTGGCGCCTACTACTGCAACGCCTGGCAGCCTGACGATGGCGGCGAGGAAGATGACCAAGTGCGCGTCCTGATTGACGTGCCGCAATACATTCAAGAGGCAGCCGAGAAGGGTCTGACCTACGAACGCAACGGCTTCGCTGGTGACGGACTCACCGACCAGACCATTGAAGAGGCGCGTCAGCTGCGCGCTGGACAAGTCGAGGATGACAAGGTGACGCGGATGCGCGCGTGGATTCTGCGACACCGTGGCGACTGGGAAGGCGTACCTCGCAACAACGATCCCGACCATCCAGACTGGCCAGGACACGGAGCCGTGGCCGCCTATCTGTGGGGCGTTGATCCCACAGCAGAGAATGGCACGCAGCGCGTCCTAGAATGGGCAGATGGCGTCCTCGCGCCGCTAGAGACTGAAGAGAGGTTTGACGTGAAGGAACTTGAGACACGCGCTCTGCCGATGGGCGAGTTCACCGTGACAGAAGGCGAAGATGGTCAGAAGACCTTCACCGGCTACGCCGCGCTCTTTGGCGCACCGTCCTCTGGGCTGCCATTCACCGAAGTGATTGCGCCAGGTGCGTTCCGACGCACGCTGAGCCGCGTCGCCGATGGCAAGAAGATCGTCTCATTCCTGTTCGGTCACGACGAGACTCGCGCACTTGCAACGACTGCAAGCGGCCGACTTGCGCTGACCGAAGACGAGCGCGGCTTGAAGGTTGAGGCTCGCCTTGATCCAGCCGACCCAGATGCCGCTGGCGTCATCTCCAAGCTCACGCACGAGGCTCGCGCGATGGGAATGTCTTTTGGCTTCACGATCCCAAAGAACGGCGACGAGTGGGACGAAGACACTCGCACGCTGCGCGAAGTCAATCTCTTTGAGGTGAGCGTCCTCTCCGCAGGACAGACTCCCGCCTACCCAGCCACACTGGGCTTGACCTCCGTTCGCAAAGTCGCGTCCAAGATGGGCGTGGACGGCGACCGGCTTATCTCAGCCATCGAGTCCTTGAAGTCGGCGCAACCGCTGACCGAAGAGGATGTCGAGGTGATTGAAACCGTCACGGAGAAGTTGGCTCCGAAGCGCACAGTGCTGGACCCATCCATCGCTCGCGCCAAGTTGCTGCTCGCCGAGATGGAATCAGAAACGCTCTAGAAGCCACGAGACCCCGCCCCGCTGCGCTAGTACGCAAGCCCGCGATCAGGTCATCCCGCTAGGCGAGCCGCAACATTGTGGAAACCAATCAAGATAAGGAGACAGAAATGTCAGACGCACGAAAGTTGCACGAGAAGCGTGCCAACCTTCTGACCGAGGCTCAGTCCATCGTGACCGACCTCGCCGAGAAGGGCGAAGCGCTTGAGGGCGAGTCACAGGCTCGCTTTGAGAAACTTACTTCGGAGGCTGCAACGGTTGCGGCCGC